TGGCGATGGTTATCTTAACCTTGTTTTCGTGACTAGTGAGTCAGGCACTCCAGTATTTACCGGTGCAGATCACCTTTCCATGAGTTGCCCGCAAATCGATGATATCGCTGCAGGTGGAGCTATTGGTGCGGTTGTTGGTCAGACCGAGTGGGGACTTGAAGGTAGCGAGTTGATCCCCGAGATCGACATCAAGGTGGACAGCATTGCTGTTACCGCACAGACCAAGAAGCTGAAAGCGAAGTGGACTCCGGAGTTAGGTCAAGACCTTAACGCCTACCACAACCTTGACGCTGAGGTTGAGTTGACTAGCATTCTCTCTGAGCAAATTGCTCTTGAGATTGACCGCGAGATCCTTGGTGATCTCGTTAACGGCGCAAAAGCTAGTACACTCTACTGGTCTCGTTCCCCCGGCTTGTTTGTCGACAAGGGAACTGGTCAAGAAATCGGCGCATCTTCGGCTGCTCCCGACTTCACCGGTACTGTGTCAGAGTGGTATGAGACTCTTGTTGAGACTGTTAATGATGTCTCGGCTGCTATTCACCGCAAGACTCTGCGTGGTGGAGCTAACTTCCTCGTCTGCGGACCTGAAGTTGCTAACATCCTTGAGTTCACCGCTGGATTCCGTGCTTCCGTCACCCATGACGATGAGACCGGTTCCGTTGGTGCTGTGAAGGTTGGTTCGATGAGTAAGAAGTTCGATGTTATTGTCGATCCTTATTTCCTCCGCAATGTGATCCTCGTTGGTCGTCGCGGATCCTCTTTCCTTGAAAGCGGATACGTGTATGCCCCGTATGTCCCACTGCAGACCACACCAACAATCTTCGGACCAGAAGACTTCGTGCCTCGCAAGGGCGTGATGACTCGTTACGCGAAGAAGATGGTGCGTCCTGATATGTACGGACTTGTTGTAGTCCGCGGACTCCTTGGCGAAGCTGGCGCAACTAGCTAAACCATAGTAGTCAATTAAAATGTAAAGCCTCCTTCTTTTGAAGGGGGCTTTCGTTTGTGTTAGACTACTTATATGCGAAGGGAATACCCCTTCGTTAATTGACCTAATTAATATTCATATAAGGAGAAATATATTATGGGAACCAAACGAGTAGGTTGGGCACGAATTCGTAGCCTGATTAACGAAAATACAAACGGAATAAACGTGCCGGTGCGGCGTATTGAAAATATTACAGCGGCCAAGACGCTGGTAGAGGCAGACCATGGCAAGTGCTTCACAATTGATGCAGACGGTAGCGCATTTGATATTACGCTACCGGCAAATGCTACAACTGGCTGGCATTGCACCTTTCTTATGGCTGATGTGCATGGCAGCAATGATATTGATATTGTCGCAGCAACGGCTGACACCATCGAAGGAGTCATCGTTGATGCTTCGCCAACCAACATGAACGCCGCCGACAAACTTACTTTTGTTGGAGGCACAAGTGTACTTGGCGATCAGATCGAGATTATCGCTACTGATGGAACAACGTGGTTTGCGAGAGCGTTCTCAGGCGCAAATGGTGGAATTACATCTTCCGGCTGATAAATAATAGTTAATCTTTAACTATCTTTTAAACCCCCTTCCCTATCTGGGTTGGGGGTTTTTTATTGAAAATGTCGATCTGCCAAATTTTTTCCCCGACAAGTTTTTGAGATTTTTGCATGGGTTGTAACTATTTATAGTGACACACAGGAGCCCAAAATGGGAAAAAAGAGAAGATTATTAGCCGCTAAAGGCAAGTTTGGAAACAAATTTAGCGCTCATCCGAGATACAAGATTACGGATGTTATGCCGGCATTAAAGGTTGATGATAGTTTAAAGATTATTGCCAAGAAAATTGAAACTATCGAGAAGGAAGTTTTTAAAGCTCAAAGCGACGTAGAGAAGGCTATCGCCACAGTAGAACCCACACCAGAAACGGTCACGCCAACAGTGACTGCACCCGAATCGCCCCCAATCGCATCTGTGGCCAAAACCGTAGCCCCTACCTCCCCGACACAGGCCGCAAAAAGCGTCAAAGTCAAGAAAAAGGTGCCAACAACAAAAACCACAGCAACAACCACTACAAAAAGAAAAAAAGCAACAAAAAGAAAAACTACTAGCACAGCTATAAAAAATTAATTGTTGTTTGTTCACCGGGTATGATTATGGGCGGGGTTTTGTCTGTGAGATTACTACTTAAGATGTAGGAATCTTTTTAATGCCAACAAATCTTAATCCCAAATCAACGACCAGCGCAATAATACTTACCTCGACTGGTTCAGCAGCGAATGTTGCCTCGGCCGTTCCGTTTGGTATTTACACGGCCTCAGTCGACTTTTTAAGCGGCGCCGCCCTCCAAGTTAACTATGTTTATAAAAAGCTTGGTGGCGACGTAATTGATATTGAGCTTACGCCAGCGAATGTTTATTCAGCATATGAAGAGGCAGTCCTCGAATATTCATATACGATTAACTTGCATCAAAGTAAAAATGCTCTAAGTGACGCCCTTGGGGATGTAACCGGGACGTTTGATCACAAGGGTGAGATAAAATCTGGATCTGCGACGAACATGAAGTTCCCCAGATTCCAAGCCTCTTATGCACAACGCGTAGGGGATGGTTTAGCAACGCTGGGTAATCTCGGTGGCACCACAACGATATATTCTGCTTCCTTTAAGCCGGAGCAGAGTAAACAAGATTATGATTTGCAAGAGATTGTTCAAAGCGCATCTCTTGCTGGAGTAGATTTTGAGGGTAGAACAGTTCCGTATTCAGGCTCTGTTGCCGGAAAAAGAATCTTTGTAACTAAGGTGTTCTATAAGTCGCCTCGCGCCATGTGGCGATTCTATGGCTATTATGGGGGGATCGGCGTCGTAGGAAACGGTTCCACATACGGCCAGTTTGCCGATGATTCGACATTTGAAGTAATTCCCACTTGGCAGAACAAGATGCAGGCTATTATGTATGAGGATTCTATTTTTACAAGAACATCTCATTATTCATATGAATTAAAAAATAATAAACTGAGACTTTTTCCGATTCCCTCACATTTTGGATTTCAAGATGACGCGATGTGGTTCCAATTTTATATTAAGACAGATTCAACAGCAGATGAGAGCGGCTACGATGATGGTGTAAATGGGGTAAACAATCTTAATACACTACCTTATTCTAATATTCCATATCAAAATATCAATTCGATTGGCAAGCAGTGGATTAGGAAATACTCTTTAGCATTGTGCAAAGAGATGTTGGGTCAAATTCGCGGTAAGTTCACCACCATTCCAATTCCTGGCGAGAGCGTCACATTAAATCACAGCGAATTGTTGTCTCAAGCAAAAGAAGAACAAACGCAGCTAAAAGATAAGCTAATGGAAATCTTAAAAGAGACTGAATACCACGAATTGGTGAGAATATCGTCCGAGAAGGCTGATTCTGTTGCCAAAACTTATGCCTTCTCTCCGTTACCGATATTCGTGGGTTAATAAATTATGTCAAAAAAATGGGATAGACCAGAACAACCACCACCGCCGCTCTTTTTAGGCAAGAAAGAGCGAGATCTAGTAAAACAGGTAAATGATGAACTTATCGAGAAGGTCATCGGCCAGCAGATCCTTTATTATTCTATCGATATGGAAAGAACCAATTTTCATGAATTGTACGGAGAGGCCGTTAAGAAAACCTATCTGGCACCTATCAGGGTTTATGCCTTGATAGAGTGGAAAACGGAAGCAACGGATTATATGGAAGGCGTTGGTATTGATCGCCAATGGGAAATTTTGGTTCATTTCCATAAGAGAAGACTGACTGAAGATCAGGATCTTTATGTCCGTGAGGGGGACTTTATCTTATATAATAAACACTATTACGAGATAACCAACACATCCGAGCCTAAATTGTTGTTTGGGCAGGCTAATAACGATTTTGAAATAGGTGCGACTTGTAAACGAGCAAGAAAGGGGCTATTCGATGCTACCTGATAACTTTGATTTTGCCATGATTCCCGATATGCCAAGAACCGGATCTGTTGGGCTTAAAGAAATAGGAATGCTTGCTTCGACAATTGAAGATATCGATTACTCTGTCACTTCATGGTTAAAAGAAGATCTGCAGCTTGAAACCGTTACAAACGAAGGCAGAATAACAGTACCGGTCCTCTGGCAAACACCAGAGAGAGCCTTTCAAATTAAAAACGAGAAAGATCTTCGTGAGGAAAATGGGGCCCTTAAACTACCGGTAATCAGTATTGAAAGAACGGGCATTACTAAAGATCCTGAACGTAAAGGCTCATATCAGGCGCACACCTACTCAGATAAGAAGGATGGCAGAACCGGACGGATGACGATCGCCCGCCGAATTGTGAAGGACAAGACAAGAAATTTTGCTATAGCACAGGCGATGAGAGCGAATCCGACGAACGCGACTTTTCAAAAATACTATCCGAGAGTCAATAAGAAAATAATTATCCAAACATTGTCCATACCAATACCGGTATACATTAACGTGGATTATAAGATATTAATTAAATCAGAGTATCAGCAGCAAATGAACGACCTCGTAGCGCCCTTTATTGCACGTACGGGTCAAATCAACGCTTTTACCCTAAAAAGGAATGGCCACCTATACGAAGCCTTCATAGATCAAGCATTTACACACAATAATAATGTGTCCAACTTAAACGAGGACATGAGAATGTTTTCAACTGAGATTACTATAAAGATTTTAGGTTATCTGATAGGCGAAGGAAACAACGATGATCGTCGTATTGTCAGAATTGATGAAAATGTTGTAGAGGTTACGTTTCCAAGAGAATCCGTGCCACTTCCGGGTGAAATCACATTTGTTAAAGATTAGTTCCTGAACTGTGTCCATATTTCTTTGTATAGATGAAGACTTTTGGAAATGGGTCTACTATTTACTGATGATTAACTTGTAATTAATTCAATTATAATATCATAGTAAAAACGAGGATGTAACCAAAATGTCAATTAAAAACTTTAAGTTTGTTTCGCCCGGAGTGTTTATCAATGAAATTGATAACTCCTTTATTCCCCAGTCTCCGGACCAGATCGGGCCCCTCGTGATCGGAAGATCAGCGAAGGGATTAGCGGGCCAACCAACAAAAATTCAGTCTTACTCTCAATTTGTAAATCTCTTTGGAGATACGGTACCCGGCAATGGCGGCGGGGATATTTATCGTGACGGCAACTATCAGTCGCCCATGTATGGAACATACGCCGCAAAAGCGTTCCTGAACTCGAACGCGGCACCGGTCACCTATGTTAGATTGCTCGGCGAACAAACTTCTGCCGGAAGCGCTGCAGGGACTACCGCCGCAGCCGGCTGGTCGGTCGACGGCTCGCCCGTTGGGAAAGCCGTCGCCCAAACAAGCAACGGAGGCGCCTGGGGACTTTTCCTGTTCACTTCATCAAGTGTTACTTCAGGAGATCTCGGCACCGGAAAGTGTGCAGCTATTTGGTATTTGCAGAATGGCATTATACAGCTTTCAGGAACAATTTGGGGCACCAACACAGTAACATCCTCAGCCGGCGCGTTTGTTTCGTCTGATTCAACTGGAAACTATAAAGTTCTAATTAATGGTACCGCCCAAGGCGACGAGACATTTCTTTTCAATTTTGACAATGACTCCGAAAACTTCATCCGCAATCAATTCAGCACAAACCCGCAATTACGCAGCGGAAATGCGAAGACATTCTATCCTACCGCCGCTCAAAAAGATTACTGGCTTGGGGAAACCTTTGAACAAGATGTAATTAACGATGGACGCCACAATTCCGCTAGTGTTGGTTGTATTGTAGCTCTTGGATATGGCACCGCCGCTGCCGGCGTCGGTCCCTCAAAGATGAAGACTCAGGCGTCTAGAGAGGCAATTGCAGGATGGTTTATCGCACAAGATGTCGGCGTTGCGACAAGCTATCAGCCCGCAAATATGCAAAAACTCTTCCGCCTCATTGGCCGCGGCCATGGCGAATGGTTACATAAGAATCTCAAAGTATCAATCGAGAGAATTAAGCAATCAAACACAAGTACGAGCCCCTACGGTTCGTTCTCAGTTGTCTTAAGACGGATTACTGATACCGATAACAAGGTTGAAATCGTCGAGAGATATGATAATTGTAGCTTGAACCCGGCATCTCCTAGCTTTGTTGCTAGAAAAATTGGTGACAAATATAACGAGTGGGATACATCAAACAGGCGCCTCAGATCATACGGCGAATACAATAACAACTCCAAGTACATTAGAGTTGAGATGAATGCCGATGTAGAGGCAGGCGCAACAGATACCGCGCTGCTTCCATTCGGTTATTATGCCCCGCCTCGTTATGCTCAATATAATAACGCGTCTGCCGTCGCAGCCGCCTCTGCTAGCGCCCCCGCAATTTTCTACGATAAGAGCTACCGCGGATTCGGCGGTTCTGCCGGCAACCACCTTCTGGGTGGATCGGCTACCGGTACCGGAACGACAACCGGGGTCACTGGATCCTTCGCGTTCCCAACCAGTCTCATGCGCTCATCTTCCCAGGATGGCGGCCTGACCAATCAAAAGGACGCATATTTCGGATTCCGGTCAACGAGAACCTCCGCAAGTTCTTCGCCAGCTTCAGGCCTCGGTGATTTACACAGGCTTCTGTATGCCGGCTTCCCCGATGATCCTACAAACAGTACAGTGTATGGTGTACAACCGTATGCCTACATCTTTAGTTTAGATGATATCAGAAAAGAATCCTCAGTGTTTAGCTACGCATCAGGATCCAGGCAGATTGAGAAATCAGTGACCGGAACAGGCACAGGAAGCTATAAGACTCTTCTTGATGAAGGAATCAATAAATTCACGGCGCCGTTTTGGGGCGGATTCGATGGATTCGATATTACCAAACCAGATCCGTTAGCTAATAGTTTAATGTCCGACAGTTCGACAAAAGACAATAGCTACGCCTATGCCACCTATCAAAGAGCAATCGACACAGTTGCCGATCCTGAGTTGTTAGATATGAATCTGATGGCAGTCCCAGGCCTGACCGTAGCCTCTCTTACCCAGCACATGATTAATGTTTGTGAAGACAGAGCCGACTGCATGGCCCTAATTGATCTCCCATCGGTTTATACTCCCACACACGAGGAATACAAAACAAAGCCAAATCGCATTAATAAGAATGCCGTTGGAACAGCCAACGATCTTAAAGAGAGAAGAATTGACTCTTCATACGGAGCGTGTTTCTATCCATGGGTTCAAACCCGTGATGAAAGAACGGGCCAGCTTGTCTGGATTCCGCCATCCGTTGCTATGGTGGGTGTTCTTGGTTCTTCCGAATCTAAGTCTGCCGTCTGGTTCGCCCCGGCCGGCTTCAACCGCGGCGGTCTCACCGAAGGCGCCGCAGGAATTCCCATCACAAATGTCTCCGAGAGGCTTTCATCCAAGGAGCGCGACACCCTTTACGATGCACGAATCAATCCAATTGCTTCGTTTCCCGCAAACGGTATTGTTGTCCTCGGCCAGAAGACTCTCCAAGAGCGCCAATCGGCACTTGATAGAATCAATGTACGCCGCTTGGTTATCTATCTCAAGAAGCAAATCTCTGTTCTTTCGACACAGATTCTCTTCGAACAAAATGTGCAAGCCACATGGGACAGATTCAAAGGCCTTGTTGAGCCGTTCTTGGCAAACGTCAAGACCAGATTTGGTATCACCGATTATCGTTTGATTCTCGATGAGTCCACAACCACTGCTGACCTCATTGATCAAAACATTCTTTATGCCAAGATCATGGTTAAGCCCGCCAGAGCAATTGAGTTCATCGCAATTGACTTCGTAATCGCATCAACTGGTGCATCTTTCGATGACTAAAATTAAAATTATAAACTAGTTAAATTCAAGGGAGAAACTAAAAAATGCCATTCTGGTCAACAAATTTTGGAGAGGACACAAACCTCAAAGATCCAAAGCGTCAATTTAGGTTTACAGTTAGTATTACAGGTATTAACTCTGACAATGGGGGTCCGTTACTTTGGTATGCAAAGTCAGTTACAAAGCCGACTTTTACAGTTGCCGAAGCTGAACACAAGTATCTAAACCACACCTTTTACTACCCGGGCTCCGTTTCGTGGAGCGAATGTGATATTAAAATGGTCGATCCAGCGGGAGATCCTGATGCGGCCGCAACATTGGCTGCAATCGTACAAGCCAGTGGTTATAAGCCTCCTACAAAGGCTTCGAGCGAAGACTTGACAAGCATGTCTAAAGCGAAGGCGGCCGGCGCCCTCGGCACTGTTGTGATTACACAAATTGATGCTGAAGGAAAGCCCCTTGAAACTTGGACTCTTTGGAACTCGTTCGTGAAAGAAATCGATTTTGGAGGTTCCCTAGAGTATGGAACCGACACTTTAAACGAAATAAGCTTAAAGATTCGTTACGATTGGGCTAGAATACAAACAGTTGCCGGCTCTTCTGCCGTCGCGCTTCAAGGAAACGAATTCTTCAATTCCTGAGATACAATACAATTACAATAAATAGAGAGGTGTATATTGTCGAGAAATAAAGATCGAGTTGGTGTAGGCACACCAGCCCAACAAACAGACGCTCCGATAACTCACACTACAACTCCTTCCGAACAACCATTTTCATTCGTTGTTCCGACGGAGTTTGTTGAGTTACCATCAAGGGGTAAATTCTATCCCCCCGGCCATCCGCTATATAACCAAGAAAACATCGAGTTGAAGCAGATGACAGCCAAAGAAGAAGATATTTTAACTTCACGGTCGCTCCTAAAACAAGGCGTTGCAATTGATCGCGTTTTACAAAGTATTATTATGGACAAGAGAGTGGATGTAGCATCACTCTTAGTTGGCGACAAAAACGCCCTTGTTATTGCTTCCAGAGTATCTGGGTATGGCAATAATTATAACACTAACGTGGCATGCCCACAGTGCGAGACGAAGCAAGAGTATTCCTTTGATTTAAATCTTGCCTCAGTTACTGAAGGCGCCAGCGATATCGCTCAATACAATGGTGATGGCACGTTCAACGCCACCCTTCCGAACAGCAAGTTAGACATTAGGTTTAAATTGTTAAACGGCTACGACGAAAAAAGAGTGTCCGCCTCTAGTAAAAAGAAAAAAGGCCCCGGAAAAGGTGATAATATCATTACCAGACAGCTTCGCGCCATGATAGTTTCGGTCAACGAAAACGAAGAAAATGAAGCTTTGAATTACGTCGCCGAAAACCTTCCTTCATTGGATTCTGCCTATCTTAGAAAAGCATACAAAGAATGTGCACCAAATATAGATTTAACCCAGCACTTTAGCTGTGAAAACTGTGAGTATGAACAGGACATGGAGGTTCCGTTAACCGCGGACTTTTTTTGGCCTGACGCCTGAATATATGGAAAGTGTTTATGAAGTATTTTTCTTCATGAAATACTCCGGAGGTTGGTCATTTGCGGAAGCTTATAGTTTACCAATCGGTCTAAGAAAATGGTTTTCTGAGAGGCTTGTCAAACAGCTTGAAGCTGAGAAAGAAGCAATGGAAAATGCAGGCAAATCTAAGAATTCAAAAACGCAAACATTGTCCGCCTTCAATCAACCCGAAATGCCGAAACAATTCGGTTAATAGAAAAGCCCATCTTTTTGGGCTTTTACTATTTATTGTGTAAAGGAATATAATTTTGGCTTCATCAACTGACGATATAATTACCGCGATTGAGCGTGGGTTTGCTAATGCTAGCAAGGGCAAAGTCTCGAAAGGCGAGAATGTAAATGTCAAGATCTCATCGGCAGAAATAGAACAAGCAAACAACAGTGTAGGTAAACTCAGAGAAGAAATCAATGCACTCCAAATAGAGGTAGAAAACACCACCGCGGGATCCCAAGAATATACAGACGCGTTAGATAGGCTTGTCAAAAAACAAAAAGAATACACGGAAGAAGTGGATAAAACTACCAAGTCTTTGAAAAAACAAGAGGGCGCCCTTGGTAGAGTATGGGATGCGATTGTTGAGGTCTCAGCCACAGGGAACGAAGTCCAAAAATTATCACGTGATTTGCAAAGAATGGGTAACACGTCAAAAGAAGTAGCCCGCATGTCGAGTCGTTTGGGCGACTCTCTAAGAATATCCGGAGTTACCTATGAGGGAACTGCAGCCGCAGCGCAAACTTTAGTTAGCGGCGTTTCTGACTTTACTATGATGAGTGGTCAGATGCAAAAGTCTCTTATGAGAGATTCAGCCCTTTTTGCTGAACTTGGTGTTTCAAACGATCAATACGCTAAAGGTCTCCAGCTTGGCATTAAGAGCATGGGCTTGACTTCGGATAAGGCTGCTCAAAACATGAGAACTTTAAGAAGCACAGCACTTGCCATGCAGGTTCCAGTTGGGGAACTTACTGACGACTATATTGCACAAGAAGGTAAACTTGCCGAATTAGGTGCCACGGGCTTCAAGTCATTTCAAGAAATGGCGCGAATTCAAAAAGTCACAGGACTTGAGATGGGCAAATTAATCCAAATGACTGACAAGTTTGACACATTCGAAGGCGCCGCAGAATCAGCAGGTAGCTTAAATGCAGCCTTGGGCGGAAACTTTGTTGATTCTATGTCCCTGATGATGGAAGATGATCCAGCAGAAAGATTCAAGATGATCCGTGATGCTATTGAGGATGCCGGCGTTTCTGTTGAAGATATGGGCCGTAAGCAGCAGATGTTTATGGCAAACGCTGCCAACTTTGATAATGTTGCCGATTTTAAAAAGGCTTTGAGTGGAGATCTCTCAGCATTAACTAAAGAAGCTGAAGGCGCCGGTGTTGATCCTGCAATGAAAGATCTGGAAACAGCAGCAAGGAATATACGGTCTCAAACCGAAATAGCTGCCAATATGGCACTCGCCGTCGCACCAGCATATGGTACATTAGCTGCTAAAGCAGAAGAGTTTGTTGACAAGCACGCGCCAGCGTTAACGGAAGCTGCAGCAAAATTAAATAAAATGAACATTGATGCCACAGAAAAACTTTCCAGCGCCGCCGCCGCCGCGCTCATGAGCGCAGAGGGCGCCCAAGGCTGGTGGGAAAAATTCTCGGAGATTAAAGACATTATTGTTGATATAGGGCTGGCTGTTCTAGCGTTTGGCGGAAGAATGAAGAAAATGGCCGGTGGTATTAAAGACTTTTTCACTGGCGCCTCAAAGGGAGCAGCAAAAACTACCAAACTCACATGGAAGCTTAATGAAGCAGGAAAAGTAGTAGTAAGAAATAATGGGAAGTTTGCATCGGCCAAGAATTTATCGGGTTTACAAAAGTTACATGTCAGTCTGGCTAAAATGGCGCAGACTATGAAAGGAGGCTTAGCTAAGGGGTTATCCAAAGTCGGTGGTCTTTTCACCAGCATGAGAGGAGGTTTGGGCAACTTTCTTAAATTGGGGAGCAAGCTTGGACCAATGCTTGGCCGCGGCCTAAAAATGATGACTAAGTTTGGAAAAACAAATCCAATAACAATTGCTTTAGCTGGTATAGTAGAAGGATTTATAAAAGTTAAAGCCGCAGGTGGTGACCTTGCCGATTATCTTGGTGGAGGCCTTATAGGCGCCTTTGGTGCCTTTGCAGAGCTTGGTGACTTTATCTTTGGCGGCTTTATCGGATCAATTGGTAGGCTATTTGGCGTTGATCTGGGTGACACTGGTTTACTGACCCTTATCGGAAAAGGTATCAATAAAATGATCGGTGGTGTTGAGATGGGCTTTCAAGAAGCTTGGGAAGCACTAGATTGGGGCTTTATTGGCGAAACATTTGAGTATATGTGGAATGGTGTTGTTGACTGGGTATATGATTTCCTAGGAATTGCGTCTCCCTCACAAGTGTTCATGGACATTGGTACTTCTATAATGGATGGGATCACCAGCATGCTAGATGCAGATTCTTTAATGAGTGCAGCTCAAATGATGGTTGACGCGCTTCTGTTCCCGTTTACAAGTCTTGGTAGTTTATTGATGGATCTAGTTGGGGCAGCGTTTGACCTTGTTCCTGACTCGGTTAAGAGCTTTATGGGCTTTGAGGTGGAGACTGCCTCTGATACCGCCGCGGCGCTAGCAGGAGCCACTACAGGTGGTGTTACGGCGAAAGCCGGCGCAGGCGCCGGAAACAACAACGCTGATCCCTACGTTATCAATCTCGCCATGAATTTAGATGGTAAAGAAATTGATAAGAAGGTAATTAATATTGTGGGTGGCATAGCAAAACAGGCCACTTTGTGATGGGAGAACTATAAATGCCCGATCAGAAAGACGATACTAACTTTTTTTGGCAATCAAAATACGGACGAAGTGAGAGAAACCAGCATATAGTTGACGGCTCGGATGCCTTAGCTAATGGTGGCAAGTTCGTTATCTCGTTTCACCATTTACCATCAGGTAGGGAAGTCTTTTTCAAAGCCTTTATAACGAATTATAGTGAAAACTTTAACTCTGAATGGAAGGGTGAAACAGTATTTGGTCGAACAGATCCAATTTATACATATAGCAGTACTAAGAGAGTTATAAGTTTAGCTTTTGATGTCCCGGCGTCCTCAGAGCAAGAAGCATATGAAAATATGGGCCGGCTACAAAAATTAGCTCAATTTCAGTATCCTTCATATTTTGTAACCAATGAGAGCCCCATGGGTGACTCAGCCGGTAACGAACACACTATTGGGCAATCCCCACTTGTTAGGATTAAGATGATGAACCTGATACAAAAGACCAAAATCCCGGGCCCTGATTATTTGGGCGGTGAAGCAGGATCCGACCAGAACAGAACAAGAACATATGGCAGGTACGGTTCGGAAATTTCTCCCGATGCAGATCAGGGATTGTTGGCCGCTATTAACAACATATCTTTTAATACAGATTTTAAAAATCATGCTATATTTGAAAAACGCAAGGGTACCATCATGCCACAAAATTTTGAGGTTTCGGTAGACTTTAGTGTAATCCACGAGCAGACGATTGGTTTCGACGAAAACGGTCGTGCCCTAAGTCCGGGAATGATGTACGATGTCACCTTAAAAGAGCCGTCCGCGAAAGAGAAAGTAACCAATAGGGCCAGCTACGTAAAACGAATTCAATTGGAGCGAGATCGCCAGGCTGCAGAAGATAACGCAAGAACTCGGTTTATGGGCGCCCTCGGCGGCAAAAGAGCAAACAAGGCAATTGACCGCTATGATCGAAAAAAAGGAAAAGGCAAAGCAACGGACTATGATGAAGCCATGGCTGCCGAGGCTCAAAGCTACTTGGATTCAAGGGACGAATGAGGAATTTAAATGCGCTATAAGAAAGTGAAAAAATTTGCAAATGATGAGGAATACTACTCTTATTTAAGGGAAAAGCGTAATGTTGCCTCAGTCGTGCACTACGAGACCCCGATTTTAAAAAACCCAACGATTTCAGACCGCATGTCTCTTGTAACCCAACAGCACATATGGAAATATGGTGACCGTCTCTATAACCTATCGTATCAGTATTATGGAAATGTTTCTTATTGGTGGGTGATCGCATGGTATAATGGGGTTGCCTTGGAATCTGATATATTCAATGGAGATCTCATTGAGATCCCAATTAGCCTAAAAGAAACACTGAAAGTTTTAGGAGTTTAAGATGTCCGACTATCAATTACGTGAGTACGACGAAGAGGAACCACTGACGGCTAACGAACGCAACGTTGCCAAAAACTTCTTTATTGCCGCGACACGCGCCGCATGGGACAATTTGTCTGGAGACGTCGAGTTCCAAGATGACAGCGGCCAGCCAATTTCGGTTGGCGGTATTCGAGATTGGGCAGCTGAATTCGCCGGCAGTTCAAAATATGGTGATATAGTAAAAAAATGGGATGATCTGGCCGGAAGCCTAAGCGAAGATAAAATTAGGGAATTATATGATGGCCAGACCACCGCATCTGCTGCAGCAGAAATTTGGATAACCGCCTTACTAGTAGAAATTCAACAAACTATTGATCCGGAAGCTGCACCGGCGGGCACGGACATCTCAAGTGCCGTGATTGAAGATCAAGTCTCGGAGGATCCCGATCAGGAAGCAATCAATGCCAACGCCCGACGTAATGATGCCGCTGAGCTGGAAAAAGCAAAACAAGCCGCATCCGGAGGGGCCGGCTCGCCAACTGTAGACTCGCTTTCCTTTAAAGAGCAGTGTTTTTTAACATCAAAGATGGTCGACATAATCAAGCACAAAAGCAAAACCATAAGCAGATACAAAAAATTACCCTATGTATCAGGGGGCCCCCAAACAAACGATACAGTCTCCAATGCATGTATTTTGGTTCATGATGATCCTTTCCATTTTGTAAATAGGCTTTTAGTGTACCCAGATACAGAGGCATATTTTGATATGCGCTCCGAAGAGATCGCCAACCTTCAACCAGAAATTAGATTTTTCAAAACAGTGTTCGACGAGAAAACTGGCGAAAACATAAACACAGAGATAAGGTTTGATACGGCATTTACCGGACCAAACGAAGTTGGAACTACAGGACAACCCGGCTCATCAGACCTGATTAGCATGCTAACGAACAAAAGAAAACGTTCCGCCGGCACTGGTATAAAACAATTTGATATATCCTTTATTGGTACTGATCCTTTTGCTGCCAAGAAGGATCTTCGCGCAACACTGAAAATTTATACCGCCAGCATGGAGGAATTATTTAAAGTCAGAGGAACTAGTGGTATTCCCTATAGATACATTGACTTGGCACTAAAAACTATAACAACCAAAGGAAAGGGCAAAACCGGTACCACCTCAGTGAGCCGGGCATCTGACGAAAACTCAAACATGCCCCGAGCCGGCGGCACCATTGATGACGTTACAAGAATGGATTTTGCAATTAAAGCCAAAGTTGGGGTTCGTGCGCCTATGAAAACGGTCGCCGGCAATACCGACCTTCATGCAGCAATCTCAAGAAATTCTGTAACTGTGCAAATGACCCCGGTTACTCACGAATTCAATTTTCAGCCGAATGGATCTTTGGAGTTTGTTATTCATTATGTTCCGTTTATATCTGATCACTTCAATACTTCCACTTTTGATGTTATGGCCGGAGACCGCTTAAATGTGGAAGAACTTACACACAAAATTACTAATAAAATATTTGCCGACAGTTGTATGGACGAACTCAAAGAAAAGGAAAGAGAAGCACACATTCAACGGCGCCGCGATTTGAGAACACAAAAGCTTCCCTATTTAATTAAGAGGTTGCATCTAAAACAACAAATACATTATCTGTCAATCCCCCCATCTATTGCAATGGCGTTCAGTTTTGTCGGGGCCGCTGCAGACATTAGTGAGGTTTTTGGAACCTCCAAAAAGAAAGAAAATAATGAAGAAAAAAAGACAGAAGATGAATTAAAACAAGAGGCAATGCTAAAGAAAGCAGAAGATGAAGCCGCACATATTGTTATAAAAACCACAGCTGGAACCCCTGTTAGTATACAAGAGAACAATATACCGTATTTCTACCTAGGGGATATTGTTGATGTGGCCATGGAAAACATCGAAACAGCTTTGAAGCCTAACGAACACCAAGTATCATCAGTTAGAAAAAAATATGAACATAGTCTTGAAATAGCGGGAGTTACCGGCGCCGACACTCACGGATGGCTCGTCGAACTCGATAAGGTTTTTGATGATCACATAACAAAGATGAGAGAGTCTTATGAAGCGTATAAACACTACAGGGTTATTTTGGGGCCAATGGAAATCGTTGATCCCTCAAACCCAAAACGAGTGATTGTAGCAAGTTTGGGAGATATACCGATATCCTTAAGATACTTTCAGGAATTTTTGACTCATGAAATTCTTGCAAACGACAGAACAAGGCTCCCCTTAGCCGCTTTCCTTCAAAAACTAATACAAAAGATGTTGAGAAACTTTTTAAATAATGATACATGTTTCGGTGGCGCAGTTAAGCACAAGGCGCGCCTTAATAAAACAGAGGCTGTTTGTTATAATAATAGCGAGGATTTAGATGATATAACGCACAAAATTAAAACAGCGCGCTACAATGCAATTCAACTTACTAAAGGAAAAGTAGATGCAGATGATAAAATACCAGTGGTTGATCGTTTAATGGCCACTTACTATCCGCAGCCTATATTACAACCTGTTGGTTTTGGTGGCGAAGATTTAGTAAATGGCAAACCGTCCAAGACCTACAACTATTTGATTTTTTATACGTCTAGAACATCTGCCATCAGGGGCTACCAGGGCGACAGAGAAGAAGACGCAAAAAGAGGTGTACATCACTATTCAGT